TTTGGGCAAATCTACTGAGGAACAAATGGCAAAAGCAGCAGGCAAGGTTCGTGGCAAGTTTCTCGATGAAAAGTACCTCGGCTCTGAACCCGTATTGGTCGATGTTACCGTCGATACCAACCTAGGCGGAGCATACAACTGGTTCAACTACTTCTATTCGACAGATGATGCGAAGGAGTTTGCTCTCGCATACCTCAAGCACATCAAGTATGACAAGAAGAAGCTGAAGCTGGTTGGGCAGATATCGGCCCAAGACCTTCGTAACATTGGCTGGCACTGCCGTCTGTTTATGAATGGTAGCAAAGTCTCAGAAGAGCTTATCGCTAGTGTCATGAAGAGGATTGAAGCTCTGATTGTCAATGAGGTTGAAGCCGTCGAGGTTGTTGAACCTGTTGTCGCAAAGAATGTGATTTCTATCCAAGACAGGATCAACAACAAGACTTCTGACCTGATTGGCGACCTTGAAGAGCAGGTCGATATCTTTATCAAAGAAGGGCGCAATGCGTTCAACATAGAAAATTGGATGCGGGCCAACGATATCAAGCCGCAGATTGCACAGCGTATTGCGGACTACTACAAGCCGCTTTATGCAGAGCTATTCGATGCAATGCAAGGCAAAGACCTTCAACTCAAAGAAGCATACTCTCGCTGGAAAAAGATCCAGTTGAAGTCATACATGGAGTTTATCCGTGGTTTTGTTTCTGCTGCTGAGGCCCGTGCTAATGTCATCAAGGCTGCTCGTAAGCCGAGAAAGACGAAAGAGAAGCCTGTCGGTGTTGTGGTCGGCAAGATGAAGTTTCTTGCAGAAGATACCACATTCAATATCAAGAGTATCAAGCCTACAGAGGTTGTTGGCGCTCAACAGCTTTGGGTCTTCAATGTCAAGTATCGAAACCTGTCTGTCTACAATGCAATGAGCCACACAGGGCTTAGTGTAAAGGGAACAACCATTACGGGCTTCGATGAAAAGACCTCTGTCACCAAGAAGCTTCGCAAGCCTGAGCAGACCTTGACTATCCTCCAGGCTGGCAGTAAGGTGGTTCTTCGCAAGCTCATGGATAATGTGAAATGTAAACCCAAGGCTGCGAATGGTCGTCTAAATACCGAAGTAATTCTGTTGAGGGCCATCAAATGAGTGAGAATGTTGTCCAGTTTCCTAAGAGTAAGATTGTCCGTGAATCACCATCTAGTGAAGATGTAGTCAAGGAATACAAGCTAAAAGGTCTCTTCAAGTATGCTGACGGCATTGTTGATGATATCGTTGAGATCATGGTCACCGAGATCGAGAACCATGGGTTAGATACGGACACCAAAGTCTTTCTCAAAGACTTCTCTATGGCAGCAGATGCACTAAGAGCAACCATCTATCGACAGTTTGAACTTGAGCATAACCTTCACAATTTCATTGATGAGAACGTGAAGGTAATCAATCGTCAAACAGGAAAACTTATAGAAGACGTTTCAGACCTTGACGACGAAGAGTAACTGCTATATAATACATATAGCAATAAGGACACATTATGATTTTGATCGATCTCAACCAGGTTCTAATCTCGAACCTGATGCAACAAATCAACAGCAATCCGAAAATGAAGTTGGATGAACCTCTCATCCGACACATGGTACTAAACTCTCTCCGTTCATATGCAAAGCAATTCAAGTCCAAGTATGGTGATATCGTGGTGGCCTGTGACTCGAAGAAGTACTGGCGCCGCGATATTTTTCCGTTCTACAAAGCTCACCGCAAGTCTGACCGTGAAAAGTCCGAGTTCGATTGGCACTTGATCTTTCAGACACTCAACAAAATTCGTGATGAACTGAAAGAGAACTTCCCCTACAAAGTCATCGAGGTTGATGGTGCAGAGGCAGATGATGTTATCGGCGTACTGACCGCAAGGCTCGCTGCACACCAAGAAATACTCATCCTATCTTCTGACAAAGACTTTGTTCAGCTCCAGAAATATCCTGGTGTTGTGCAGTACAGCCCCATTCTCAAGAGGTTTGTAAAGACAGAAGACCCTCTCAACTATGTCAAGGAGCATATAATTCGTGGTGACCGTGGCGATGGCATTCCTAACTTTCTCTCGCCCGATAACACTTTCGTGGCTGGTGAAAGGCAGAAGGTTATTAGCACTAAGAAACTTCAAGAGTGGATAAATAGCAGTGCAGATGAGTTCTGCACAACTGACATTATGCTGAGAGGCTATAAGCGAAACCAAATGCTTGTCGATCTAGACTATATACCTGAAGGTATTAAAGAACAGATTGTTCAGGCCTATGATGTACCTAAGTCTGGTAGCCGTCAGAAGATGTTGAACTACTTTATTGATAACCGCCTCAAGAATTTGATTGAGTGCCTAGATGAGTTTTGAACCATGAAAAACTGTTATGAAGTGTTTGACGAGTTTGAGAAGGCTCCTACCAAGCAAGACAAGCTAAACATTCTCCGTGGCAATGCCACTTATGCCCTTCGCGAAGTATTGCGTGGCACCTACAGCCCAAACATTCAGTTCGTATTCGAACAAGTTCCACACTACAAGCCTGGTGATTCGCCTCCCGGTTTGAGCTATTCGTCCATTCATCAAGAGCTTGGTCGGGCCTATCTGTTCGAAAAGGGTAATCCTAGAGTTTCACCAAACCTGGATCCTAAGAGACGAGAACAACTCTTGATCCAGATCCTCGAGGTGCTAGAGAAGCGCGAGGCCGAGGTCTTCATGAACATGCTCATGAAAAAGCAGGTTGTAAAAGGGCTTGATGCAAAGATTGTGCATGAAGCCTTCCCTGATTTGTGGTAACAGAGGACTAAACTGGATAATCTAAATGGCGAAGATGAAAAGTAATTCCAATCACTATGAAGATTTTGATGATTATGAACCCTACGAAGAAAAGAAGGGCCGAATACGGAAGGTGGATTCAGAGAACCACAAGCGCCGTGAAATCAAAAACTGGAAGAAAGCATGGTCTGAACATCCAGAGGACTATGACGAACGGGATGAGTTTTTCGGCAAGCATGTTCCTTTAAGGTAACACAAGCTTCACAATAGAGCTATGCACTCCACGCTGATCAGCTATGCAGGAATAACACTTGTCTTCCTGACCAGCTCCTGTATCCTAATCACCATAGAGATTAAATAGGAGACTAGATCATGGCAATAACGATGAATGTCGGCGAGTATAATGCTCAGTCCAAGTGGATCGAAGCCACGGTGACAATCGCCGAGGGTGCAACCCTCAACGTATGGCAGGCGTCGATCCAGACCATGTCGGACGTATGGGAGATGACCACTTATGCAACCTACTGGGACGAGGCTCAGGCCCGTCTCCAGACCGTCCCGTGGGTCACCAAGGCGACGGTCGACGCCACTCTTGAGGTGCGAGCGAAGGTGAAAGCTTTCCTCTATAGCCGAGCCTATGAAGAGGCCCTCCTGCGGGCGGAAGACGAGGTCCAGACCATCCGTCTCGGTGCTATCGTCAAGGTGACAAAGGGTCGCCAGGGCAAGGGGACGGTCGGTAAGGTGGTTGTGCAAACCATGCAACCCTACCAGATGGGCTGGAAAAGCGTCCTGTCCAAGAAGCTTGGAATCGCGACCTCGGACGTAATAGTCAAGGTTGCAGCCGCTAACGGCAAGGTTTACGATAATTACAGGGACGTTACATGGGCTTGGGTCCGTAACTGCCAGCTGGTCGAGGTCCCAGAGGTTGACCTCCAGAGCGTCAAGGAGAGCGCCCGTGTCAAGGCAGAAGGTGAATACCAGCGGATCTATAAGGCCGCGTAACCGTGTCGCGGAGGCGCTTCGGGAGGGTGCGTTCCAGCCTCGTATTGTCAAGCTCAAGACGGCGTACAGCCGCAAAGGGCGTAACAAAACGTGTTACAGTGTCAAAATGTTGACATTAGACTAAGGTCTAATAAGCTTGGCAACAGATTGTGCTTGCATCCTCCACCAGCTCCTGTATCCTATATCCATGATGAAGAGAGAGATAGACAGGAGCTTGGCAATGACTGCTTTCACAAAAGAGTTCACCGTTTACGGTACGTTTTATGGCTCTGACGAGCTTCCCGACGCTATTGCGTCTTTTCCCACCTACCTTGATGCCGAGATTTTCATCAAGGGTTACCACGACACCGATCCGATGGTTGAGTATGATTTCTATCTGATCGAGATGACCGTAGGCGGCCTTCGTTTCGCCGCCTACGCCTAACAGGAGCTTTGCAATGAGTCGCATGAAAGACCTTCTCATGACCATTCAAGAATTGGTTTATGACGCTATCGAGGCGGGCGCCAAGACCGACCAATGCATTTACGCCTATGTCAATCAGTATGTGAAAGTTGACCTTGACACAATCAAGTCAATAACAACTGAATTCGACAACGAATGGATGTGAGAGGGTTGACAAACCCTCCAATTCCTCTATAATCCTAACCATCGAAAACACACACAAGGAGTACACACATATGCCTATCGTTTCCGCCTCTAATGGCATCCGCCCTGAAATCCGCGCTCTTGCCGTGATTCAGTTGAATAAGCCTGTCACGCCCAAGCAAATCAATGATTGCGTCGGCACTGGTAATTATGCTGCGAAGTATATCTCCTTTCTGAATACCCGCTACGGCTTCACTATCGAGGCTCAGAAAGATGGCCGCACGGTCGTTTCTTATGTTTGCATCGCCGAGCCGGCCAATGTGGCTGATCTTCGTTCTGCAAAGGCTAAAGAGACCAAGGTCGATAAACTGGTCAAACAGGTCAAGCTCGAAGGCAAGCAATACGCCAAGCTCAAGGCTAAGGGTGAGCTTTTCTCTCAGAAGGCCGCTAAGGCTAAGCAGGCTGCAACGCCTGAGGAGATCAAGGCTAAGAACCTTGCAACCATGCAAAAGGTCACTGCTAAGGCTAAGAAGGTTAAGCAGAAGTCTAAGCGTTTCGATTTTGTCGAGAAAGAGCTTGGCTCTACCGGCGAGATCGCCACTTCTTTCACCGTCGATGGTGATTGGGATTCCATGCAGGGCGTGGATGTGAAGAGCCTCATTATCTGAGGTTCTTAATCGTGAGCACCTTGGCGAGGCTTAACGGCCTCGCTCTTTTTGCTGGAGAAAACTATGAATATCGGTGATGTTGTAACCGTTCAAGTCCGCGAGCCTCGTAATGCTGCGGCATATTGTGCTGGTGTGGTTCGTGAGTGGAATCAGTACACGGGTACTATCGTGCCCAATCCAAAATACTTTGGGGCTGATGTTTTCTGTTTGACCACGGGTGATCCTAAGTTTCCTGTTCGTGTGATAGAGAAGGCTCGGTGCAGTATTTTTCAACAGAGCTATCAGCCTGCACCTGCGGCCAGTAGCAAGAAAGTCTTCTCCATCAAAGGTTCGAAGCCTGGCTCAACGTACACCGTCACCTGCGATGGTTCACACTGGAGCTGCACCTGCGTTGGCTTTGGTTTTCGTAAAGACTGCAAGCATATTCGGGAGTGCAAGTGAATATCGCCTTAGACTTTGACGACACCTACACCCGTGATCCTATCCTATGGGATAAGTTCATTGATGATGCACTAGAGCGTGGTCACGATATTCGTATCGTGACTTTTCGCAGGCCTGAGATGACCGATCCAGCTATCAACTGGATTGCTCTAAAAATTCCTGT